CTTTTCCCGGACCTCCTCAGTGTCCATGTCCGTGTACCTCAACTTGTACCCTCGACTCATGACCGGAGCATCCGCCTGTGCATACAGGACGAAGCTCCCTCGGTTTGGAACACCAGCCGCTGCGGATGGATTCAGTGGACGCAGCAGATCAGCCATTGGCGGAATGGCAGGCAACTTGAACTCGGATGGAGCCAGCCGCCCGCGACTCATCGCCTGGGCTTGTTCTGCCGCGAGCTTGATCCGCGCGGCCCTGATGTCCGCCGCTCCATACGAACCTGAACGTACGCCAGTAAGCGCCGCACTGAAGGGCACTTTGTAAGCGCGGGAAACAAGGTTCGCGTTGGAGTGGTCACTCATGTTTTGGGAACGTTTCCTGGAGAAATACCCTACTCCAGAAGGGATGGTGTGTAGATTATACTCCCCGCACCGGGAGTTTTGAGCACCAGCAGCAGCAGGCTACCCTACTGCACTCCCGAAGGAGTCCGCAGGCACTTGCGTACCTGCGGAAAGTGCTGGCTCACGGGCTTACGCCCGCGTCGGCAATTTCTTGCCGGCATCCCCCTTGCGGGGAACGGCTTTAGGCGTCTCAGCTTTGGCTGCTACGCCGTCTACACCACTCGGGACATGGGGGGCACGCGACTTAGTCGCGGGACGAAAGACAGAACGGTGCTTTGTGGTCATCGGAGGGTGTTCTCCGAAATCGTACCATTCCCAGGTATCGTCAACATCCATCATGGTGACAACGACGCGCATTTGGTTGAGATCGTTCTCAGGCGTGTCATCTCCAGTTCCAAACTCCATCCGGACTTCAATGTAACCATCAGTCGTCGGTGTGGCCATCACCACCCACAGCCATTTCATAATGGTTCCTGTGAGGTCAGACCCGGCTGTGAAAGTATTGCCAGTTCCGACGGATTCACCACGGGTAACTTCTGGAAACGGGCCCGTGCCTTCCCATCCTTCACTCAGACCACTGGCATGGCATATGGCCCAAATGGCGTAGGTCCGGCTAGGCATCAGCCCAGACAGGAGCATGTGTCGGTCGTCAAGCAGGGATAGCCCGCAAGCAGATCCACGATCGTCCAATTTGTACGGTCTTCCATTCACTGCGAGGATGGTCTTAAAAGGTTCAGCAAAGTTACCGATGACGCTGTTGTCCCACTCATAGATATCGTAGGCCGACGTCCCCGACAGCAATTCGACTTGTCTCCCCTTGAAGAGGAAGTCGTACCGCACGTTCAGGGTGCCGATCCCGAGATCGGGAGCAGAATTGGCGTCTCCGGATGTATTCACTGACGTAACCACCACTGCGACGATTGTTCCAAAATTCGTAAGTCGCGACGGGTCTTCCCCAAAGCCGCGTTTCACGAAAAGGTCGTTCGAATTGCAACAATCGACCTGCAATGTCGCTTTGTTTTGTCTCACAGGGAACTTCACCGAGCACATCTTAGACATCACCATTGGCAACGAGACCATGTCTCCGGCGTTATAGGTCGAGGCCGGGTCAGGGTCGTGGAACAGGATTATCTCACCGGACGACATCCCTCCTTCCGCACTTGTAAAATCGACAGCCATTGAGACGACCTTGAAGATCGACCACAGCTGCGATTCCACTTGCAGCGGACCTGAGGGCATAATCTGCGGATTCACCTGTTGTGCCCACAACACTTTTCCGGCATCATTAACGCCAGTAGAGTAGGCCAACGAAGTTAGGTAGTCATTTCCAGTAAACCGCGTGGACTTCGAACTCATAAAGGTAAACATACCCGCGCGCTTTGCAG